CTACTCAATCCAAGCTTGGAACTTGTCCACGAATCTCTTCTTATCCCCTGCATAACCATCTGCACCATTGGTCTTCAAGGTGTCAATCTGCTCACTGTAGAAATTCGAGTTATCTCTAACAGAAACTCTGTAATGGACCATCTTGTATTTGTATCCCTCCGGTGTGATGTAGTACAGCTCAACAGCGAGGATCTCTGAACCATCTCCGAGGATTCCGTTTTTCTCATCATTCAGATCATAGCTATTACCGAATGTGAGGTATGGCAGCCAACCATTCTTTCTTGTGTATACTCGACATCGGATACTTCCCTTGCTTACCTTGATTGCAAGCCACTTGATCGATACATTATCACCTTTTCCAACCCAATCAATCTTGTTCACTACTGGAGGCCACCATCTATCCGTGAAAGCCTGATATGTAATATCAACCTGTCCTAAGTCTTTCTTCTCTGCCGGCTGCGGAGCTGGTGCTGGCTGTGGATCCGGTGCAACAGGCTGAGCACTTCCATCAAACTCCATGTAGCAATAGTTCACATCTACTCTGCCATTAACTCCATCTACATGACCATCTGAGGAATACTGCCAAATAGCATACTGGTCTTTGTAAGTGTCCTCAGGAAGATTCTTGTATCTTGCCATCCATTCGATGTATTTACCACGAACACCGCCAAGGTAGTTGTTGAACCAGCTTAAGGATGCGTAGATTCCAGGAGTATATCCAGCTGCTTTAAGTCCTTCGCAGACAATCTCACACGCTTTAGGTGCGTATCCCTGTGTGCCCGGCTCTTCTACATCAAGAAAAATCGGTAACTGGAATGTGTGACCTTTAACCAATCTCAAAATATGATCGAGTTCGCTCTGTGCCTGTCTGTCACAAGTTGCGTAGCTGTACAGATATGCTCCTACCGGAATGCCAAGTCTTTCACACTCAGCAAGGTTGCGGATCCACTGCTTATCATCCTGTGATGCAATGTTATCTCCATATCCACATCTAAGGATAGCTCCGGCACAACCGGATGCTTTTACTTTTTCCCAGTTGATTACTCCGTTGTGATAACTAACATCAATAATCAACTTACTCATACCAGCCACCTTCTTTCAGCTCGGCTTTCTTCTGCTCAATCTCCGCAGCGTGTTCCTCTGAGAACTTCTCCATAACTTCAAGTGATGTTCCTTCGTTGTCGGAGATTTCTTTCGCTGAAAGCCCATAAGCGAAACTCTTAATTGTTTCTTTAATGGTCTGCTCTGTCATAATTACTCTTCCTTTCCACTCTGCTTGATTAACTGGTTGACATAGTTACTTAATCCAGCCACTAAAATTCCCTGTACGATTGCGGTAAACAGTGCCATTGCGATATCCTGTCCAGTTCTAAGAGTACAAGTTGCAATCACGTAGATACCGCAGATCACGATTCCAGCAATTCCTAAGATGCTAGGAATATACTTGTCTGCGATAGTCTCGCTCTGTTTCACTGCCATACCGATAAAGTACAGTGCAATAGCTACAACAATAAGTTCCGGTTTGATGTAATTGATAATCTGTTCCATGATTATTCTCCTTTCTGTTTCAGATGCAACTCGTCAATTTCCTGTTTCATTTTTGTTACCATGCCATTTCCACCCAGTTCATGATATGCTTCATACATCTCACAGAAGTTATCATAAGCATAACGTGGGATTTCTCCTAGTTTCACATATTTTGCATGGTACTCGATCAGCTGAACCCTAAGCAAAAGCATTGTGCCCTTACTGTTTGCATCTCTATCTTTCTTCTGATTTTTTAACAGCCACACGATATATCCTAATAGTATCGGAAGCACTATCGTGTAGGTCTGAAAAAGTAGTTCTTTCATTCTGATCTCACTTTCTTGTCATTATTTTCGAATGTAAAAAATAAGACCTTTCGGTCTTGCTCTGATTTCCATATATCTACCTCTTCTTTGCAGAAAGGACAAGCTGTTGTTAGCCTATCCTTGTTTGCTTAGTTAATTGGATTTAATTTGCAGCTGTTTTGCGATTTCAATATGATTCTTTTGCTTGCCTACCTCCAACAATTCCTTTGCGCTGTATTGCTTTTTATTTTCAACAGGCTTTTCCGGACAGTCCTTTGCATCATCGATATCTGCATACGGGCGGCAATAATATTCTGTGATGTCAATCTCCGACTCTATTTCTTCCAGAGTCTTCTTGCTTTGCTCACGAATCAACATCCGGAGGTCTGTGACATGCGACCACAACCGGGATATGATTTGCAACTTTGTCATTTCCTATGGTGTCCTTTCTTGAAAAGATGATAATGTGGCTTCTCTTCTCCGAAGAGCCTCCATCGAATCACATCATCCAGGATTATCCCTATGGCTGACAAGAAAAACCAAAGGATCATGAACTGAGGACATATCTGACCAAGAACATTCCCCGGCATGTTGCTGTAATCCCACATATTCAGTCCCAGCCATACATTCAAGATCAATCCGAAAATAAATTCAATCACTGTGATCCCGGATGCAGCTATCAACTGCTGGAGAACCAATGGCATACATCGTGACTTCTCGTTAATCACTCCGCAAATGATGAAGCATAAGCCTCCGCACACTGCCATTGCCGGAAACGAATATCCCCGGAAGATCACTTCCAGGGAATAATAAAAAACTCCTCCGATCAGGAAGAGTGTCAGGTACTTTATGATTTTTTTCACTATGCAATACCTCCGGATGCAATGGTTTTCATGTAATCTTTCAGAACTTCGTTCTGAAACTCTTCCGGAACTTTTGCTCCCCACTGGATCTGATCCAGATCTCCAGGTTTCGTTACCGACTTGATCCACATATTCAGGGCATTGCAATATGTTGTGTTGTATGATACATAGAACATTGCTTTATTGACGATGTTCTGCATGTCCTCAGCCGAGAAATACTTGCAAGGATGCCCGTCCTCATGGTATTCCAGCTTTTCCTCTCCAGCTAACAACTGCATTTTCTTTCCGAAAAGATTCAGCTGATCTTTTTCTGTCAAGCTGAAATGTTCCACTCCGGATGATGTCGGCACATCTACTCCGGCGTAAATCGTCTGTTCACAAGCCTTTGCGATTTCCTGGTATTTTGCCTTTCTGGCATCCTCCAGGCTCAGATCTTCCACGCTGGAAGGATCCGGAACCTCCTCCGCTTTTGCGTACCAGTAATCAAAATCAGATTCAATCTCTTCCTGGGTTACTTCGCCCTGGTAATGGAACTGGACCTCATCGCACTCCCAGACTTTGTATTTACTTTTCTTTCCATCCTGGATGTCCTCTTTATCCACCAGCTCAATGTTTTTACGCATGATAACATCTGTTCCGGAAAATACCGGATAAACCTCAACTACTGAGGGCTGTGATAAGTAAGATTCTCTTCTCATTTTCAACTTCCTTTCCGTGCTTGCTTGCACTATATGAACACATTTTGAACAATGCGTCAAAATTGTATTTCTCCCGGAACTTCTGGCTGTTGCTATGCTTAACCCATCCTTTATAGGCTGCAATCCTGCAAGCCCTCCACCACGGGATAAATCCTCTTCCTGCAAAATCCCTCCAGGCACGTAGCACTTGCCTCCGGATTCTCCGGAATACTCTCCCACGGATGATCGTGTATCTCCTCCGGACTACATAGCCCATCATATCAACTCCGGGCGTCCTTTTCTTACTGCCTTTCCTTCGCTCTTCCAGGTTCTCCCGTTCTTCATCAAACGAAGCTACCTGGTAGAATTGCCAGATATCCTTGATTTTCAATCCGAACTTATCATGAGCCCAGATCGTAGCTTTCTTCATTGCCTTTTTCAGCTTTGAAACATCGCCATAGATCGTGAAATCATCTGCATAGCATACAATCGCATATACAAGCCTATTCCGCTTTTCTCTGCGTATCTGAGCTTGCTCATAGATATATCTCAATACATAAGACATCACGTAATTGAATAGCCATGCCGGAAGATATCCACCTATACAAAGATGGTTCCCAGGATAATTGCTCATAAGAGCACCCAGGAACCATAGCAGCACTTTATTCTTGCCTATGTCTCTTCTCAGCATCTCCATGACAACCGGGATTGTCACTGAAGGATAGGCTTTTGTAACATCTCCTTTCAAAGCAACTACTTTTCCGTGGAATTTCTTCCGGAGTAGCCTTTCGATCTTCCGTTTTCCAGCCACGCCTCCCTTATTTGGGATGCTCCCGTACTGGATCGGTAATATCTTCGCTCTGAAAAGAGGTTTCAACGCATATACTCCGATGTATTCAAATACCTGCTGTTCTGGAGATTCCTGGCAGATATCACGGAGCTTCTGCGTCAGTCCGTCAATTCTTTGAAATTGGCGAATCGGTTTTAATTGTAAATCTCGGTTGATTATACGTTGCGTCAGCATCTTTGCTACTTCTGATTCAGCTTCCAGGGTTCGTTTAAAATCCTTATTCAACTGATCCTCTACGATCTCACGCTTTGTTATTTTCCCGGTCTTGCATAGCAGACGTTGGAAATCTTTTCTGCTCCGCTTATTCCGGAAGCATTCCACAACGGCAAGTTCATTAAATTTCCAGTCCTCAATATTGACCGTTGCTGGTTTGCAATATGTTTTCACACATCAACCTCCTTAATCTTCATCTGGTTACTACCGTGACTTTCCCTTTCGGTACTAGCCTCGTTGGTTTCAAGTTATTTTCGCACATAAGCGTGGATTATACGGTGCAATGATTTTTGATTACTTTTTCAATGTACCAGGTGCTCCGAGAGAGCCGTTCCAGTACGCATTCGACACTCCATTGTTCGAGTTACGGCACGGAACGCCGCCATTACCGCCGTGGGCCAAGTTACCCCAACACCAAGCGGCACGAACACCAGACGCCGCCGGAAACCGAAAGAAGCCAGCTCCCACTCCAACGCCGCTACCGCTTGCCGTTGTAGCCTCTGGCCAAAGAACATCATCATCAATAATGTTGTCCGTGATGTACGTCCATGCTCCTCCCGTTCCTGCCGGGTAGACAAGGTGCGCTCCCTTAATCTGATCGTAATTCTCATTGACGGAAGAACCAACTTTCGACTGGTCATAGCACTTGAAGCAGTCAAAATTGTAATTTCCGTCTGCATCCGTGCTCCACTGCCACAGCTCATCCGAAACAATCAAGTATGATCCATTCATGAACTCAACGCCCTGAATCATTCCAGGTTCTTTTCCGGATGTTGGGCTGTATCGGCTACCATCTCTACCCAGTACGTTATCATTCCATCCGGAGTAGTACGGAGCTGTAGACAGCATTGTGGTTCCGGCTACTGTATCAAAGGTCTTTCCTCCATTGTCCACATATACTGCGGAATAGTCTGTACCTTCAACGTTCACAGTCTCAATCGCTGTGATTAACTTCGCATCAAAAATGGAGTATGCACTGGCAGCGTTTCTATCGGTCGATGCATTGGTTCCCAGCATGACCGCAGAACCCACGAACAGGTTTGCCGCCTGTGCTGTGGTCAGAATTACTCGCTCCACTCCGGTCTCAGCCACGGCTACCGTGTACTGGAAACTGTAGCTTGAGCATCCTTCAATCTTTCCGGAATTTCCTTTACGTCCATATTTCAGACGCATCATAGCATCCAGGAACTTTGGAAGTGATCCGGACGCTCCGGAATACTGTGTTCCTCTGGCTCTCCATCTGGTTACTCCGGTTGAATGTGAGGTACGGTTGACCGGTGCCAGTCCAGTTCCACAAGTGATCGCTCCGTCTGCGTCCAGACCGGCGTAATATTTCGGATGTGCAATGTACTCATGCACTTTTCCGGTTCTGTCTGTACCTTCTGGCCATCTCTTGTATCCGGATGCTGGGTGGCATCTTGTTTTCAAGTATTTATACTCATCATTCTGCCATTCTCTTTTCCAGGTGTTCTTCTGCACCATCCAGCACAAATGTTCGCCGGATCTGACATCTTTTGTGCTGTCAATATGTTCGACATAGAAAATTTCATGCGTACCATCTACTTTTTTCTCGGCAGCCACTTCCAAACACCAAAACTGAGGAAGATGTGCAAATGGATCAGAGCCGGCAGTAGCTTCTGTGGATGGTGTACACACCAATCCGGCAGAATCATCTGTCAGCTCTCCAATCATGGATGTACTCTTTGCGTATCTCGGTGTAGTAACTCCGTGTACCCTGGTATCGTCCAGCACATTGCCGAACCATCTTTCCAACATGTCAGCTTTGGTATATACCTTTGGATCATACTGGTATTTCCACCACTCTGCAAAGAGGCAGTCAACTTCATCTTTCGATGTGGCTGCAGCAACTTTTTCTTTATATTCTGTGTCCGCTTTACGAGCATAATCAGCTCTCTGTATATCCACGAGTTCCCTGATTGTGGATTCTCGTGGAAAATTTGTTACACTTCCATTACTCATTTAATTTTTTCCTCCTATTCGCTCACTGTATATACAATGTCAAGACCGCCATCATCCGGATTGCAAACGAAAGAAAAGCCTCCAAGAGCAGCTGTATTAGCAAGTACCTGTTCCCGGAAGTCCACAACTTCATTTGCATAATCCTCAATTGCTTTTTTCTGTTTTTCTCCTTCATTCTGAATCGCTGCAATCTGAGCATTTCCAGCTTTCGTAATATCCGCCGTCTGTGTTTCTCCTGCGCTTTTCACAGATGCTACCGACTCAGAACCTGCAGTGTTGACCTTGTTGACATTCGATGCCCCTGCATCATTTACCTCTTTTAGTCTGTCTGATCCAGCTGAATTGATGTCAGTAACCTGCTTATCTCCTGCACGGTTGATATTCCCTGTTTGAGTAGTGCCAGCACTTTCTACGGCAGAAACGGCATCCGTCTTTGAAGCATTAACAGAGGCTACTGCATCGCTTCCTGCTTTAACAACCGCATTTTTATTAGTTGTTCCGGCCGTATCTACTGCATCTTTCTGAGCCTTTCCGGCTGCATTAATATCACTTAATGCTTTTGTTGATACCTGGTTGAAGGCTTCTACAGTCTGATCTACGGCTGCCTTCTGAGCTGCAACACTTTCAGCTGATTTCTTAGCGTTGCTTTCAGATGCGCTTGCATTCTGTGCTGACTCCAAAGCCGCCGCTTCTGATGCTTTGGCATTATTCTCCGATTCCTTCGCCTTTTCAGCTGATGCCTGAGCCAATTCTTTTGCAGACTCTGATGCTTTCAGATTCTCCTCAACGGATGTTTTGCTCTCATCCACAGAAGTTTTCATCTGTTCAACCTGGTTTTTCAACTCTTCCGCCGTTAATCTGGATGTGTCCGCCAGTCCGGAATAATACTTCGCATTATCCTCAGCATTTTCCGGGTGGTCATCATGTCCATGTGCCCAAGCTTCTGCAAGTTCAGCAGCCGCTTCTGCTCCTGCCATGGATTCTCTAACTGCTTCAATGGTATCCTGGAATATCTGCGCCTCGCATGGTTTGTTGAAAGCTTCCGGTTTAGGTCGAGCTTCAATCTCCATGATGATTTTCTTTGTGGTGTTACCGTGGATGCGATCAGACACATAGATGAATGCATATGCTTCATACTTGACGGATGATTCTTCTTCCAGAATAAAATCTGGAATGCGAACATCTGTTACCCCGTCTTTTGTAACGCCGATTCTTCGTTTTGCTTCTCCTCCGGTTTTCTGCAACGAAAAATGGACTTCCACGGCATCTGGAAGTCCAAGTCCTTCAATTCTCAGAATCTGGCCAAAATCATACTGCCAAATTCCTTTTACTGTTGCAGTATTCGCTTCGGAGAAACTAGCAATATTGATATTTTCCATCACTGTTCCTCCCACATCAGAAATCAAATCTGGATACGGTCACTTCATCTGACCACAAGCTAAACTTATCCCCATCTCCATATGCTTTCACTTTAACGGTTGCTCCATCCATCCCGTTTGCCACAAAATCATCGAATCTATCCGACACAAAAAGCGAATTATAAGTTGTCGTAAAGACTTTTTCTCCCCCGTCTTCTTTGGTGATGCAGACTTCATAGCTTGTTGCATCCTCAATCGGATCCCACTTTACATTCAAAATCCCATAAGACCAATATCTTGATGCACTCTTGTAATACGATGCATACTCCACTGTCGGAGTATCGAGGATGCACTTCTCAATCCAGTTTTTAGCTGCATTGCTGATAGCTTCTTTCAGAGCATCATCTGGCCGAAAAGTAATATCCGGAATCTCTACGGATGGCGGATTCAATTTCGGTGTGCAGGCAAATACCGGCGCCACATAAAAAACGCTCATTGCAGTCACACAAATCATAGCCATTATTGTTCTTTTCATTTTTCTACACATTATTTTATCCTCCTTTAATTGCTTATTGTGCTTACTTTGGTTAGTGCTTGACCGATTGTCCCTCTGTACTCATACCGATACTCATTCTGTAATCCGCTGTCAGGATAAGCACTACGGTTTGCTGACATCACATGCCCATAAGATGCTGTGTACCCGGCAGAGTCTACATGCTGCGCATTGTAACATTTCATTGCGTACACTTCTATCGGTTTTCCTTCTGTAACAACATTAAACGTTGCATTGGTTGCGACCTTGAACACGCCTTCATTTCCGGATGCTTTTTTAACGTATTTTCCACGCAGGAAATTCAGATTTTTGTAATCGCTCGAAGCTGTAACATGATACGTCTTCACAGGATCAGCAAGGACAACTTCTCCATTTGCTTTGCCGATTGCATCACTGTAGCTGATTGTAAAATTGGGTTTCAGTCCAGCAACACCCGTTGGCCAAGTCCCAAGACTCAGTGCTTTTTCTGCGGCCAGATTTGGAGTCAAATTGGAACTGAACTTTTCCCAGACATGCATATTAACAATCTTGTCTGGCGCTGATTCAAGATCATTTCTGACAGAACCGACTTCGTCACTTACGCTTTCAATTTCTTTCCTTAACTCTTTTTTCAGATCATTCAGTGCCCGGTCTATCTTGTAGAATGCTTTCAGATCTGCAATGGTTGTAGATATCTTATCAACCAGTTCGTCTGTCGTAATATCTCCACCATCTTTTCTTCGGATGGATACTCTGTCCTTGATCGAGCTGTTATCGTTCCCGTACTTCGTGATCTGTGTTGTCCATTCTCCGATATCACTCAGCTGCAGATTCCCCGACCAGTACATCGTGATCCTCATTTCATAACCTTCCGGGACGGATATTGCTTCATTTGTGTGACGATCATATAGCACAGATACCAGCTCTTTTTTTGATTCCATAATCTCTCCCGTACCGCTGTTAATAGAGCCATTTGAAAAAAATCTCATGTCTGCTTTTGTCTCTGTCATTCGTTCTCTTGCTGATGCCATGTGCTCATTCAAGGCTGGAACCGACTTCGCAACACCTTCCTGTCCGGTACTAATGTTCTTTATCTGCGTTCTTACCGCTTCTCCGGCAGAGTTATATGTCTTTCCATCTGCTCCAACACGGATGTCAACTAACTCACTATTTCCGGACGTGGAATTGTTATTTGCAACTATCGTGTCAATCCTTGATCTGGCAAGCAGATCCACCGCCCCTGCTTTTCCATCAAGATAGCACTGCTTTATTGCATCATGAATGGACTGCCGAACATCCTTGCCATACACTTTCGTTTTTATATTCCTCAACAATTCTGTTATATCTGCCATTTTCATCCTCCTACTTATTAAGCTTTCCGGTTAACGTGGAAAAAGAAACGCCGAATTCATACACTGAATTGTCCGGCGTCAGTAAATCAATTTCTATTTTTGTACATAGAAAATAGGTGTCTATGCCATGCGGAGGGGATACAACTCTTACTTCATCCCCTTCAGATATGATCTCTGTGTTTACATCGATCAGATGTAGATCTACAGCTTTAACTTTGAGTGAAACTGACATTGCAATCCCATCATCAAGGTATGCTTTCCCTTTTTTCAACAAATTGTTTGCATCAGTAACATCATCCCATTCATGCGTTTTCGTGATTCTTCCAAACAGCTTTATCCCTGTAACACTCTCGATATAATCTTTTCCGCTGTTCACGGACTCAATCGTTAGCCTGCCGGTTTCGTTTCCGGAAGAATCTTTCTGCCTTTCTCCAAGCGGTATCAGCACGGTAAAGACATTCTCTGCTGTTATATATTCGGTAATATCAAGAAGATTGGTTCCAAACTCAATAACCTGTGAATTTGTCTTACCTGGCTTTGTCACATAATCAATGTATTTCTTGCTTTCTGATATCCTTGTTCTAAGATATCCTCCATGCGTGTTGATAAGCTTTTCCTTGATCTCGTTCAAAGTATTCGGATACACCGTTGAACTGTAATGGACATAATTGTTTGAATCGGTAACTGTGATTTCTCCAATCGCAAACTTTTTTTCTTCATCCACTTGCTCATTATGCTTATTTATATATTGCTTGAACAGCTCTGGCACATCTCCGGCATAATCGTATGGGCGCTGAATGGAATCAACTAAATACGCAAGTTCTCCCTCACACACTGCTTTCTTCCGCTTGTAGAAATCTTTCTCCGTATTTAAAAGCCGGCCGTGGAATAATTCCTTGGATTGGATCGTTTTCGAATAAACTTGGCTATAATAGGTGTATGAATACATGGCAAAACTGATCGTTCCACTTGTAAACGTTCTTGATACAGACGCAAACTTATACACTTTTTCATCTGTAGCTCCATCTTTCAAATCACCGTAGAAATACGGATATTCTGAATAATTATCATATATCTCGCTTGATCCGGAACCATCTGTATTTAATGGACCTGCTAATTTTATTCGCCCGGTGTGCGGATCAACAGAAGCTGCTTTGTAAATAACTGTTGTAGGAATTGACGTTGATGAACTTGCGCTGGTTTTGACATCATCTTTCAAGATATATGCCTCAATGTCCGATGTGACAACAGACACAATAGTTGAAAGCTTTTTCAGTTTCTCATAACCGACATTGTTAGGCGGCATTGTAAACCGGAATGAACCAGCTTTATTAAGCTCTCTTATTACTTTTGCAGATAAAAATGCGTACCCGTCATTAGCAGCAAGAAGAGGAGAGTATATGATCTCTCCATCTGCATAAACTGTATACATCAGATCATCCCTCCTCTGTAGTCAATAGATACTTTCCCTTTCCCAGTAAAAGTCAGCTTGTTTTCACCAGCTTTGATGATAATTTCAAGCAGCTTGTTTTCACCATTTTTTAGGTCATACGTTGTTTTTTCAAACTCGACTTTTAATCCATTTGCTTCTTCCGCATAGAATATAGGCACAACCTCTTTCTGGTTTCCGCATATGATAAACTCTAATTTGCCATCTACTGCGATATTTCCATACTCTCGTATTATTCCAGTTTCAAAGCTGAACGTATCCCATATCCAATCTTCCAGACTTCCGGATAATTCCATTTTATACGGCTGGCAATTTGCAGATATCACAACTTCCGCTGACACTTCATTCGACTTCGATGTAGATATCTCTATCGTTCCATCGTAGTAATAACAAGGATCTGTATCCAATGTGATCCTCATTCTTTTTCCGTGTATCTTCCCGGCGATATTACTTACCAGATCTGACCAGTCATTATAATTACAATTTTTTGCATCAAAACGGAATTCCAATTTTCTTGTTCCATACTGCATTCTTCCGGTAAGGGACTCACTCAGATCGAGCACTCCGTCCCCTCCCGGAATATCTATCAGTACAGTCTTTGGTTCGGGGAGTCCTATAGTAATACTGATAAGCTTTAGTCCCCATTCTTCGTAAGAATGATACTCACCGAACTTGATTCCTGTTATCGGCATGTTATACACCTCTTTCTTCCAGATCGTACTGCTTTCCAAGATTCTCATCAATATAAGGCGTTGTCACTTCTGCAATTTCTTTTCCATCCAGATCAACATGCACATGGGTCTCACCTTCAATGACAACCTCTGTCTTGCGATCACCAAATGACTGTCCGCCATCCCGGTCAACCTTGTACGTCTGGCTCGTATTTTTATCAATACTTATTTTTCCTGTCTCAAGATTAACTGCCGCCTGCATTCGATCTGCGAGGGCTTCCATTTCCTTATCTGTCTGCTTTTCTAGCTCTGGCATGGAATCTTCGATACCAACTCCGACTCCCGGTGGAATCCACTTTCCGACTTCCTTAGCAAATACACGCGATGGAGAATGAATTCCAAGTGCTCTCTTAGCTCCATCAACAATTCCGGAGAAGAAGCTGCTAACCTGACTCCTGAACCATCCGGCCGCATTGCTTATACCGTTCCATACTCCATGCACAATGTTGCGTCCGACTTCCGCCATTCTTGACGGCAGATTTGCTACTCCGCTAACAACAGCGTTTACAAGCATTGCTGCTCCGGCACGTCCTTTTTCAGCTAACTGGCTTCCCCAGTTTGCCACTCTATTCAGCGTATCAATCAGCCAATTCCAGATTCTACTTGGCAACTGCGAAAAGAACTGTACGATACCATTAACTGTATTGATTGCAGCCTGTTTTCCACTTGCAAGCATGTTACTTCCCCATGTTACAAGTTTGTTGTAGGCATCAACCAGACATGTCCAGATTCTTCCAGGAAGCTGTGAAAAGAACGTTACAATATTATTGATAATGATCGGAATATTTGTTTTTACCCAGTTTACAGCATTTATGCCAAACTCAATCAGCTTTCCAATTACAAATCCGAGTGCGTATCCGACTTTGTATGGTAATTCGGCAAAGAAATCTCCTACTGCTGTTACTGCATCTCTAGCCGCTTGCGATGCGACTGATAACAGATCGGCAGCCCACGTCTTCACCTTTTCAACAGCTTCAGTTAAAAACTCAGCCATGCGCCCCGGAAGTTCACTCACAAAAGAGAGGATTTCATCCCAGTGTTGCTTGATTGCGATCACCAGATTTGCCACTGCAAAAACAATACCGGCTACTGCCGCAGCTACAGCCGCTGGTGCTCCAAGGATCACTGCTCCAACCGCAGCTAGAGCAATTCCGATTCCCATCAGAATATCTTTTACTACGCTGAAACCATTCTTGAACATGTCCACGAAATTCGTGACTGCAAGAATGACTCCTGTGACAACGGTTCCTATTCCTCCGGCAGTTGTAGTAAGATACTGGACCACTGTAGATGCAAGACCGGATATCTTAGAGCCAAGCGTTGCAAGCTTTGGAAATTCAAGAGCAATTACTTCTCCTAATGTTCCTGCTCCTCCGCTCCATAGAGTAAATCCCTCGACAGCTTTTGAAATAATTCCTGTAAGGCCGGATACTCCACCTTTAAAATTTTTAAGGATGGATAACAACGGACTCAACGCACCGGCTACACCTTTTGCGGCATTCAGTCCCACAATAGCTGTAACTATATTAGCTATCGCTCTTCCGACAGCTTCCATCGTTGCAGGATCTTGATTATTAATCAGTGCAAAAATATCGTTTAAGATATCAACTAATCCTTGAACGGCAGTGCCGGCATTATCTAACAGCCCCTGGAGGAACCCATCTATCAACGCAGAAACACCAGGAAATTCTTTACTCAGTCCGTCACAGAACCCTGCGACAAAGTCCTTCGCAGCCTGTATAATCTGCGGCGTATTCTCCTGTACCGCCGCTCCGATCATGCCAAGCATTTCTCCAAACGACTTTCCGATTTCTTCTGAATGATCTACGATCCCCTGTATGAAGGACCATACAAGGTTTTCAGCTGTCTCAATCAACTTTGGGGCTGCTTGTGCGACCTCTGCTACAATCTGGGCCATTACTTCTCCGGTTTTTTCAACCAGAGCATCAAGTCCTCCGTTGTTAAAGGCTACCTGTAATTCCTGGACCATCTTCTGAGCTTGCTTAACAACTCCCTTCAGAGGAGTTTCCATCTCTTCATACAACGAAATAGCAAGTCCTTCTAATCCGGATTTGAGAATGGTGATCTGGCCAGACAGGTTGTCGTTCATGGTATCGGCCATGTCCTTAGCAGCGTCTTTGCAGTTGGCGATGGAATTTGTTAGATCATTGAAATCTTTATCAGACGAGTTGACAATGGCCAGCAATCCAGACATTGCTTCCTGGCCGCCCAAAGTAGCAGCCATCTGAGTTTTCTGATCTGCTGTTAATCCTGCAAATCCTTTTCGCAGATCAACCATAATCTCGTTCAGAGACTTCATGGATCCATCACTATTTGTTAGCGATATCCCAAGATCATCCATTGCTACCTGGACTTCCTTGGTCGGTTTTGCCATTCGGGTGAAGATGCTTCTAAGAGCTGTACCTGCCTGGCTTGCCTTGATTCCGGAGTTTGCCATCAGACCAATTGCTGTAGCACAATCCTCTGCGGAATATCCAAGAGCCCCTGCTACTGGCGCAACATACTTAAACGTCTCGCCCATCAGCCCGACATTTGTATTGGAGTTCGATGCGGCTCTTGCTAATACATCCGCAAAGTGCGATGCATCACCGGCTTGCAACCCAAACGCTGTCAATGCATCGGTTACAATGTCACTGGTAGTTGCCAGGTCTTCTCCGGATGCTGCAGCCAAGTTCATTATGCCTTCTATACCGTCTAGCATGTCGGCGGTTTTCCATCCAGCCATCGCCATGTAAGAAAAGGCATCCGCTGATTCAGAGGCGCTAAATTTCGTTTTAGCACCCATCTCTTTTGCTTTATCCGTCAGGCTTTTCAATTCATCCCCGGTAGCTCCGGATATCGCTTCTACTTTTGACATGGACGCTTCAAAGGTTGCTCCTGTTTTAACTGCAGCTGTCCCTATTCCGACAACCGCCGTAGCAGCTCCACCGATGATCGCAGCTGTTGCTTTCAATGCACCGGAAGCGCACGAACTGATCTTATTGATTCCATTCTGGAATCCAGACGAATCTATCGACGTATCAAATTTTAGAGTGCCATCATAGCCCAATGTTTTCACCTCGCTTTTAGGGCAAACAATGGATTATCGGCTCGTGATGGCACTACTTAATCTGTTGTCCGTATTTAATTTTCACTTCAAAAATATGGGAGCACTTTCGCCCTTTACAGGCTACTTGCACTCCCTTACATTCTGCCGACTCTGTGAAAAAGAGCGGCATTCTATACCCACATTTAGGACAAACTACTTGGGTATATTTCTTTCTGTCTACTTTCAAGCCACACCTCCTTATACCAATCCGGTAATGTCTCCACCATTCAGCAGAGCTTCCGTAAGGAGTTCGTCCGCTTTCCTTTCAGCATCCGTGATCGGTAGCGCATGTATGGATTGCATTTTCTTGTAGAACTCTCTTTGTTCCTTCGACATTTTAGAGGTTATCTTTACACTTCTATAACCCATGATCTTCACAAACTCTGTATCTTCACTCAATCCTCTGAATAAAGCTCGAAACTTCCACCAGTGGAGTTCCTCAACATCTTGCAGATCAATCCCGTATTGTTCAAGAAACGCTGCGTAGATATAATCATCGTCATGCTCAAACGAATAGATTTGCTTTGCTCTTCCACTTCCGGATCCATGACCGCCGCTCTCTGTTTCCTTGCCGCATCTGTAAAACCAGATCATTTTTTCGACCGCTTCTGTCATGTTCTGTGGAATCTCCGGGTAATAAAGTTTTAACCCCTGAATAAGTTTCTGACGTTTTCCCACCTCATCGTCCTGCATGAGTAATTCAAACAGAATAGAAATGCGGAAATCGGAATTGATCCGATACTCCGCACCGTCTATTTCTACTGTTTCAGGAAGCACGTCCAGAATGATGTTAGCCATTGTTTACGGCATTAAAATTGTTTCTGTTCTGGTGCTTGTTTTTGCCACCTTTTCTCTGTTCAGCTCTTCTCTGCTGTCTGTTCTGGACTCTCTGGCCTGTGTATTTTTCCGTCATACTGTCCATGATGCTACCCTGCTCTTTCACCATTGAAACAGTCTGGCCAAACGCTTCCATTCTGTCACCCAAATTATTGCGCTTTGGGAAAATCCTGTCTGCTGTTCCTTCGCCGAATAAACGGTCAAAATAGCTGTCTACCATTCTGCACTGTACACGCATACAGTCTGCATTTGATAGTCCTTCGTAGTGTTCCGGATTCTTAATCTCAACAGCAATCTCGGCATTAAGATTATCGAATTTCTCCACTACATCAGCATCCATCAGGTCAAGTTCAAGCTCTACTCCGTTAATTGTTAATTTACTCATTTCTATTTACCTCCTGGATTCAGATCAAGCGAGCTGCTTATGAAGCAGCTGCCGTAAATTTCTTAGTTTTAATATCAAATGTGCCAAGCACCGGATCTCCGACCGCATTCAGATTTCCGGAAATCGTCTGCTTATTCTCTCCAGAATAGTCAGATACCTCACAGGACACCTTGAACTTTCTAGCTTCGTAGGAATCTGCGCTTGCTGATCCGGAAGCTTTGTTCCACAGTTCTACTCTGCAAAGCTCAAACTCCGCATCAGAACCGGTGTAGTGGTTTCTTCCTACTGTGTAAATGGCATCTATTGCTTCCTCTTCAACGATATGCTCTGCCTCAAACGGGAAGCTTGTCTCATATCCTGTTACGCAGCTTGAAGATGTAGCTTCGTTTACATATTTCACCGATTCAGTCTGTGCTCCAGGGCTTTCATCCAATGTTGTAAATCCGGTTCCCATCAATACCCATTCTGGAGCTTCTTCTGTTCCAGTGTTCAGATAATCTGCGATTTTGTGTCGCAATACAGCTGTTTTTTTCATCACGATACCTCCTTCTGGTATAAAAGTCTTAATTGTATCTGATAGCGTGCGTTTCTCATGGATCCATCGAACATGTATCCATTGGAAAGCACTTCAATTTTCTCTGCATAACAATGCTCCGGAAGTTCCGGAACATTCTCAGCACGGTTTTGCTCCTCAATCCAGTCAGCGAATTTTTCATAAAACGAACTGTTCTGGATATTTTGGATTCTGTCCATAGAGTAATATTCACGGCTACCAAAATTGAATTGGTACTGTCTGTATTCATCTCCATTTACATAACGTTTCAACAGTGGATCGAAAATACCGGTTTCCACCGTATACTCTATAGCGTTCTCTCCCATAGCATCCACTCTCAAGACGCCATCTTCGAGCAAAGGGCAACTACCGATAAATTCAGTAATTGCCTCTATAATTGAGCTTGCCATATCAGCCTCCTACACTTTTTTAGCTCCTTCTAGGATTTCTTTCTTCTCAGCAACCTTCATCCTTTCAAACCAATGGGCTCCTCTGTTCGGATCATATGCCCTGGACTCCGCAGTATCGTAATACTGTCTTCCGGCATACGGTGCGATGTACTCAACAACTCCGCTTCCGATCGTAGTTCCAAGTTGTCCGGATCTCTCCAACATTCCCGTTCTAAAAGGTACTCTGGGACTGCATCTTCGCAATACCTCAGAGTCAACAAATTGTTGCATCCGGCTAAATTTCTGGTTTGTTCTTGGAACGAATGTTGCGTCCCATTTAAGTTCGGCTATTCCATTCCGGCCTTGAACTACAATGGATCCTCTTGGAGTAGTGATCTGTTTAACTCCCATTATCTTCCACCTACTCTCCAGTGTTTGGTAAAGTCAGTTCCTCTTATCGTGTTGTCGGCATACTCAGTCACAATGAAAAAGTCATCGTATTTCTTTCCGAAATCAAGCACTTCTTCCGGAGAAAACTCTTTTCTATCCCTGACAATCCCTTCTCGGAATACCATTACATAACTGTTCTTCTGCAACGTCCAAGACCTTTTCTTCTCCTCGCTACTAAGCCTGGAATATTCATGTTCCGGAACATAGTGCTTTCTTCCATCGGTCGCTGATCTGTAAGGGATCCGCACTTTGAAATTTCCACTTGTTGAGCCATTGTTGTCGAGAGAACTTGACGCATACCAACATGCATTGTAAATCACTGTTGGCAGGAACACCTCTCGTCTGTCCGCTCCTACCGCCTTGTTAAAAATAATGATATCAGCATTATGCATCATATTTCTTTGACCACCCCCGATATAACAGTCCAGTATTCGCAAGCCATCTCCTGGCTCTTGAAAACATCTCTGCTCTGCATTCCGAGTCAGTACCAGCTTGCGAATATGTAACTGAATATCCATCATTGCTTTCCGATGATAGATTGTTCTTTTTGTTTTCAGAGTAATTAACGAAAACATCAAGTACTGAACACACTGCGAACTTCACGGAAATTGGAATTTCTCCCAATCTTTGTATACGTCCAAAAGTAATTTCATCAATAAAAGCTTCTGCTTCAAGCTCTGCTTTATCAAATACTGAATCGTTTATCACATCTCCGTGATAGCATTCTGCATAGAAGTTATAATCTACGTAAGGTGATGCCCTCTTTACATCCATCATCTTATTTTCCCTCGTCTTTGCATTTTGATATTTTGTTTTCTTTCTGACTCTGAATATCTATTTTTCTTCCTTTCATGTCTGTTATGACATACCCTAAGGAAGCGTATACATTGCTTTCTTCATCTGAGATCCTGATTCTCCTGTTTGCTTTTATTGCTTTCAGCACTTTGCATGCCTCCTTATTCTCCTGCTTTCATTACCGCAAATGGACATCTCTTTGTCTTGTCTGTCTTAAGAGCATTGATTGGGTTTGGAATCTCCCATCCGAGACGCATTACAGCACGAAGTGCAACCATATCGTTCTGCATAAGATTGTATGCGATGGTTCCGTCCGTATTCTGGACAACACCTTCTGTGAACAGCTTAAATGTAATATCCTGTCTGATAGAATATACAAGCTGTGAGAAATCTCCGGAAATCATAAGTGCCTTTGACTTATCAAACGCACCATTGTTCGGGAAATTCATCGGTGATCCGTCCAGTGCATACTGTGTAGAACCCTGCAGATCCTGTTTGAACAGTGGATCTCCATTCGTATTCTTCAGACCTCTGAGTTTAGCTCTCATAGAGATATCTGCCATGTGACCATTTACAAAATATCCGCAATCTTCAACTTTTGCGATCACTCCATCCTCTGCCATGATTTTGTCATAGAGGCTGTCTGACGTTCCTAATGTCACAACTGCATTCGCTTTTGTAGCTGTCGCAACTACATCTTCTCTCCATGTAGAAGGTTTATTTTCACCAAACAGCACAGCTGCATCAATCACTTTTCCAAATGCCTCTGTTACTCTTGGCTTTACTTCTGCCCAAATGTCATATTCTGCATCGTCCAATACAGCTTCCGGAATCGGAACAATAACAGCAATTTCCTCAGCTGTAATAAACTTCTTGTCCCATGCCTGCTTTGTTGTCTTCTTCTGGCCATTATCACCATTTACAAAGTAAGCAATCGGCAGCATATCAAGTACTGGCATCTTGTACTGCTTACTAGTCATATTCGCAAGCTTACGTCCTCTTGACAGCACTGCTGACTGTGCGATTGTTCCCTGGATAATCTCGCTTGCTTCCTGTGTAGGAATAAGTGACTCTGCTCCGCTACGATCAATAACGTTTACATCTGTTTCAAATATTCTTAAATTCATTCTTTTTCTATTCATTTCATGCCTCCATTATCTTCTTGCAGCAGCTCTGATTCTGTCATTGATGGATGCATTCATATTTCCACCAGAACCATCGGATGCATTTCCTACTGAAGAATCTGCGATACGATAAGAGCTACCGCCTGCATATCTTGGATTCTCTTTCAAAAACTTCTCTGCTGCCTTTTCAAATGTTGTTTTATCGTCTACCATTTTGGAGATTTTAAAAGTTACATAGTCCAGATCGTCCACCTTTACTCCTTTGCTGGACAAGAATTTTTCATTTTCCATCTGCTGGACCTTGTTCTGAGATTCTGCTAACTGCTGTTGTAACTGCGCTACGTTCGGTTGGTTTTTAGCTCTCTCTGTTTTGAACTGGCTGATTGCCTGAGTTACCTCGTCTTCTGTCATTCCCTGACCTCTGAAGAAATTTGCAAGAGCTGCTCTTTCCGACTTTTTCGCTCGTGAACTTGCAATCTCTTCCAATTGTTCATAGGTATATGTTCCGGTTCCATGTGCTCCGGATGCGCCACCAGTGGATCCGTTTCCACCATCTCCATTCCCGGCATTTCCCCCCTGTGTACCAGAGCCAGCTCCTGCGCCGTCTTCAAAGAGCTGTAACATCATTCTTTTTTTATTCATTTCATACCTCCGTTTTGCCTCGACAGGCTCTGAGCTTTTTCCGTCTTCACGTTTTGGACATAATAAAAACACCCCGAAGGATGTTTTCTACATAAATGTTATACAGTTGTATTCCCTGTTGATATCTGTAATCCCAAGGATCCAAGAATCTATTAGAAGTTTTCCACCATCTGATAGATTTTCCCATTCAATTATTGTCATTCCACTTCCAGTATCCGCTCTTATCCGATCATTAGACAGATCTTTTAATGAATTAATCAAATTACATGTAAGCGCTGATACCGCAGCACACACGCGATCCACTCCATCCGTACCATTCATGCCGGCATGACCGCTCATATGAATTCTGTGATCTGTTATTTTAATGTTTATCATCAAATCCTCCTAAAAATGAGTACAAAAATACCACCGGCCGTATCGACTGGTGGTAACTACTATGGAATTAAATCTGTAATTCCTTTTGCTGTTTTATACATTTTCTGCATAATACTGTTTTCACTTAAGTATTCAAGTCCCTTTAATGTAATTCGAATATCTTCCGCATCAACGCTTGTATTTCTTATACTGAGCAATATCACTTGATGCATTTTGAATCATCTCCGGTGGAAACATAGAATTCTGTTGTTTTGAATTAGTCGCTATTCTTCCGCGCATATCAAGATATATTCTCTCACGTTCTTGTTCCAGTTTCATCTTTTTAGAAAATTTAGCATATTCATTAAGCTGACCTTGGTATTTTGCTTTCATAAGCATCACTTCCTGCGGATCCGCGCCCCCATGCTGCAGCAGCTGTACTTTTTCGCGCTGTGCTCGCATTGCTGTTTCCATCTGACGCTGTCTCTGCTTTGCTTCATACAGAGTATATTTCTTGCCTGCAAATATCTTAGGTTCTGCCTCTTCCTCATTCTTTGCGTCCAACCAATCATCGGACCAATTACGCTCAGATATACCAGGAAAGAACGGATAATATGTATGATAACAGTTAGCACCCAAGAGACCCGTTACTGTTCCAAGACCGCATACCGAATACAACTGTTCTTCCTTCCAAACTCTTCCCTGCCACACGGAATGAGTTGGACGTGCTCCGGCATGCCACTCAACTTCGAAATATTCTGTTCCAAGCTTTTTTGCATTGTATTCTGATATCTTTCCGGTAATCTGGCTGACTGCCGTCATAACAGCTCTCCTTGCAGCTACATCAACCCGATTGGCTCTTCCGGAGGAGTAATCGATCTGTCGAAGTCCGCTATTGGTGAGCTGAGTCACAACTCTACGCAGCACACTGTTGTAATCGAATGCTCCGGTTACAATATCGAAACATGCTGAATCAAGATAATTTGTATAAACCTGCGCCAGTGGTGTTATAACCTTTTTACCATCTCCATAATCTAAGTAAAAACCGAGCGAATTTGTTATATTTTCCATATCTGCAAAACTTTGATCAATAATTGCATCTGTGATCTGCTTAAGTTGCTCGTTCTGGTCAAATGGTATGTGCTCTACGTTGATTTGTTCATATATGTCCTTATTCCTGACATATTCCCAATCAATCACCTTATCATAAAACTCAAACATTTCTGGATAAGAAGCATCGAGCGTTTTCTTAATTTCCTTTTCAATGTCTTCTGAAGAATAACCCAAAATAAGTAATCTGTTAATCTGCCAGTCTGCTGTGCTTGTAATCTTTCCGGTTTTCTCGATTCGCCGGACAATATCCTGCATGATTCGAAGTTCTAAGTCTTGATATCTTTCAGCAATCTTACCGACCATCTGATTCTTGTAGTCATCTCGCATATCACTCCATCACCTGATTCTGCTCTGGTAGATTTTGCCTTGCTTGCTCCACGGTCTCCCCATACCATTTTGCACGGTATTCTTCATGCCGCATCACTCCCATGCTGACATCCTGACGGTCCTGCTGCCGCTCTGCGCCTTTATCCTCGATAATAGAATCGTCAAAAGCGATCACAATATCTGTATTTATATCTAGTGCGTTCCCTGTCACAATCCCGAGTCGGATAATAATCTGAATTAATTGCTTCAGCACATCATCCAGGATGATTTCATGCTTCTTTAGCATCCGATACATATCTGAGTTTTCGGATATTACCTCTGTTGCAGTTTTTACGCCAGTACCATCAAACCGATATCTTTCTGTTCCGAATCCACATTTCAGTGACAGATAATTCAGATCATCATTGATCGCTTTGCTGTGTTCTTCTACTCTGAGGCTCATATCCACCTCTTTGATCAATCCCGTCCGGCTCTTATCATAATCTTCCGGAAGTGAATAAAATACGCTGTCTTCTGGATCGAATGCCGGTGTCCCGTCTATGTTCGACAGCATTTCCGGAGCCACAAAAATCCTTTTTCTTCCAAGATCGAACTCATTACAGTAAGAATCATATTCCATATCCAGTTTTTTCAGTACATCGATAGAATTTGCGAATATGGAAATCCCCATAGGGTTGCTTTCATCCGCATTGTTCGTGATGTTCAGACGGTCAATAACAAACTGTGGATTCGTGGATCCTGTTTCCGTTCTTGCTGCCAAATTGGCAAAAGGCTTCAGCTGCCTCCATTCCTGTTCCGTCAGTTCCCGACCTTCTGCACTTCCTTTCGAGCACTCCAATACACTATTTTCGATGACATATATGCCATTTTCGTCCATTTTATGAAACTGAATCTGCACGTATTTCTTTTGTCTGATTGTATGGATAAATGTAAAAATGCACTCTGTTACGCTTCCGTTGTTCCAGCTGACTGGATAAATGTTCTTCGCATCTACATAATTAATTCCGATCTTTCCGTCTGAGACTGTTCCATCTTCCTGCACGGTTGCGTTATAAAGATACGGAATATATGCCACTGTTCCGGTATAAGCTTTTCGTTCCTGGTAGTCGTTTCCCGTCACAAGAAAATGATTATCGTTTAGAACTTTCTTCACGAATTTCTGAGTCGACTCATCTTCCAGCGTGATCATCACGCGCTCATTCAGAAGAAGATCTGCGATGTCTTCCGAAAGTTTCTTTGCCATCCCCATACTTTTTCTCCGGCATCGCTTACTGGTACCTCGACCAGAATATACTTTATAAGTACTAAACTGTCTTACATTCGAATTGTACCAACTGGTCCACTCATCGATCTTCCGGTAAAACGAAGCATCTACTGTATCAATTCCTTTTTTTCTGAAATAATTAAATATATTCATCGTCTTCTCTCACCTCCCTGCTGCCGAAATCGCAAATATCAATCTCCTTTGTCAAATCATCTGATGGCAACCAGTATTTCATCTTGCTCCATGCTCCCATCACTGCATAACGAATCGCATCCATACAGTGATCATTCTCTTTTACAGGAACTTCTTTCCCTTTTTCAATTGATTTCTTATCGTATTCATATACCCCGAACTCATTTACTGCATTTTCTTGCTTTGGAGCAATAGACATGATGTCAAATACCAAAACCTTTTGTACACGGCTGATGCCTAATGCTACATCATTCTCTGCATCGCGAAGAAACACCTGATAGTCCACACTTTTCCTGGTTGCTCTCTTTATTTCTTCTGCCAATCCTTTTGCCGATGGATCCAGGAAAATATAAAAGAGTCGGTTATCATATTGTTCATGTAATTCATCCATGAACTCAACAAGATCCTGTGCATACTCAGACGGACTTTTCTGCTTCCCTGTCTCTCGCCCACTATGATAATACTCTCCTAATCCCGGAAACTTTTTTCTGTAAGTATCAAGGCCAAATGCTTGAAATGTTGTCGCATTCTGTTGGCCATAGTCACCGCCAATATAAATTCTGTCATATCTTCTATCTGAATCTGGTTTCTTTCTGTGCCTTTCTCCAAACATATAATAAATCAGTTCATCAACACCAACTGATTCTCCAAGCCATACCCATCTGTACATTTTCGGATCAGCAACCTCCATTGCCTTGGCAGAAGCAATCAGATCAGGTCCCAGCCAGGCAGCAGGTACATCTCTGTAATCTGTATGAATATGTACGCAGTCAGGACGTTTTTCCATCTTCTTACACCACTGGTTAATCGGTGCATTCGGATTCTTCGGCGGGTTATACAAATAAATCATTTGGAAACCACCTTTATTTCCACGAACGAAAGTAGCTTCGATATTACTTAACTCATCCTCTCCCTCACCGTCATCAAAGAATTCTGTCAACTCGTCTAGCACAACCAACTTGATCGGTTTATCCTCATCAATAATACCTTTCGTATCATCAATGCCATCTGATCCGGCAAAATACATCGTTGTTCCATACTTCTTATAAGTGATCTCCATTGGAGACTTTGTAATCCGGAACTTACTTTTCGGAATCTCCAAACGGTTGATTCCTCGGAGCATCTCCTTGTAAACTGTTTTCCGCAGCTTGTTATGATGCTTACGCAGCACAACCACAGAGCCATTTGCATCTGATACAAGTTGATAATCTGACCGGATAGCTGCATAACTGGATTTCGTCCCGGCACGACCAGAAGTCAGAATAATATGCTTAATACTTCGATTATTAAATATCGGAAGATACTTCGGAATTACTATATCCGAGATTCTGATCTGTCTCTTTTGGTGCGTCATTTATGATTTCCACTCCTTCATCCTCGTTATCAGTGTTTCCGGAATTTCTACGAATTTTCTCCGTATCAGCTTCCATCCGTTCTGTTCTCCGTTGCTGTTCCTTATCATCGGCAGCAGTCTGAGCATTCTGTCCGGCATACTGGGCAACAAAATATGCAGCCTTTGTATTTCCCAGCATTGCTTCCTTAATCTGAGCCATGAGCAAAGCCGATTCTAAAGTGCACTCAACACCAAGTGACTCTAAAATCGGCTTCCATTCTTCATTATCTATTTCTGCAGTAAGTAGCATGTTCAACGTCTTCCGGAAGTCTGCTTTCCTACGTCTTACTTCACCACTTTTTTTCCCACCACGGGATTGTATTTCCCGTAGTTCCTTCGTACTTCGCTTGTCAAATCCTTTATCTCTTATGTTTTCATAACCTGCCACTTCACCACCTTCCATTCCTGCTTATTATTGATGGACCATATAGGAATCGAACCTACGACATTTCGCTTATGAGACGAATGTTCTACCACTGAACTAATGGTCCGTATTTTGGGGATTAGAAAAGCACCCCAAAGGGTGCTAATATTATTTACATTTTTTCAATTCCAAAAAATTAGATATAATCTCAAACAATGCCGACATGACAACTACAATAGATAATCCCCAAGTAATTGTACCCATGTTTTTATACATGTCATATATTGTAAGAATTACTACTCCAATATATACAAATAACTTACTTAAGGGTAGTTGCCGTTCCAAGGTTCCTGCCTCATACCCAATTCTAATCAATCTCATGCCAATAATTACAATCATTATGCCGATTAATGTATAGGTTGCCATATTTTCTCCTATCCGCCCAATCCCTAAAGTACTACACCTACTTTTATTATATCCCTATTTTCGACATTATGCAACGAAAAAGACAACCTGTCTCCAGATTGTCCATTTCTAGGTTTATGCCTATGTAGTTTTAACGAGCCTTCGGCTTTCCGCCTCATGCTCATTGTAATTCTCTCACACATCTATACTAAACTTCAATAAACTATAATAAATTATTTTGGTATTTTTAAACGTCCTAATGCTCTCCCATGCAACTTATGAACCCACTGTTCTGTACAACCCATCTTTTCAGCGATTTCCCAAAAACGCAATCCCTTAATGTATCGATAAAACAGTATGTCATTTTCATCTTCATTCTTCACTGTCTTAATCTGATTCTCAATGGATATATACGATTCGATACATTTGCTCTTTTCTATCTCAAGTTTTTTCTCCAGTGAATCTATTCTTGCCAGTTCATCTGACAAATCTTTCTGATTCCCACTTCCATGAGGCATCCCCGAATAGTCTGTTGCTTTCGTAGATTCTGCAAGTTCCCTAAGCTCTCTTACCTCATCGTCAATTCTACTGATTCGTCTTCTGTTGGCTCTGTATCCTCTCAGATACTCTTTTTTCCGGTTGTTCTCGTTCTTCACATTGTTCTCTTCCAGTCTCATCTCCAACGGTATCGCCTCCACTCTTAATTCCTAATTTTCTTGCGATATACTCTGCTACATCCTCATGCAATATCTGCTTGCCCTGTTCTCTAATCAGATTTCTTGCCTCATATCTATATCCGCCTCTGGTATTCAGATCACACTGTTCACAACATTCTGGGCACCCATTCTTACGCGCTTTTTTTTCGCACAATTTTATTGTTTGTCTTCTGTCATTCTTTCTCTTCTGTTTCTTTTCTTTCCAGCGTCTCAGATACTCTATCTGATCCAAATCATCACGCTCTCTTTTGGTCATTTAACGCCTCCTCTGTACGACTCTGGCAGTGGCATCCAGGCATTCACAAAAAATCCATAGCTTGAATATGATTTTTCATCATCTCCCGGATAGAACGTGCCACCCTCGTCATTTTCTTCATATCGCGCGATATCCGGCATTGTGGAGTTTTCAAACGATACAAGAATATATCTATCTCCGTCTGGAAATCGTTCACTGCACGGAATCCAACTCTGATCCGCCTTTCCTTCTGCCTCGTCGATCTTGCACATCTTCTCAACATACTCCCTGACGGTCCCTGTTGCCGCCATCAGCCCGTCATCATACCGATCCGGCTGACAGTCTTTCATCTTCTCTTTCCTAATCTCACCCTCGACCTCACTCAGCCAGGAAAGAAATTTATCTGCGTCCATCATTCTACTCATTTTAAATTTTCATCCCCTTCTGGTATTCATAAATTCCAACATACTGTCCATAGCTCATACCATGCTCTCTTGCTTCCGCTGCTATTCTTATGAGCTCATTTCTGCACTACTTTGACTTTCTTCCAGGCTTCTTCATGTTTTTCTTTTGCCTGGTCTCTGTAATAAATTTTCTATGTTCTTCTTGTATTTCACGCATTTTTGCTCTAGCACGCTCTTTGCTAGCATAACCTGCACACTCATCACTGCAGTATGCATATCTTCTTGATGCCGTGATGAGCCGTCCGCAGATAATACATTTTCTTATTTTACTTTCACCCATTCTTCTTTTTCCTTTTCCTGCAACTCATTCCCTTATGGAAATACATCTCTGTCCGTCTTTTCGTCCTAACATACTCATAGTCTCCCACAATCTGTTCACCGCACAAGCTGCATATCTTCACATCATCCAACACTGCTTTATTGCTTTCTTTCCGTTTTTTCATTGGCATTCACCCACTATTTCATTAATGATTGGTGCCCATGCACACTTCAACCAGCTGATAAAATCACACATAGGCTTGCTGACCTCACTGTACTTATTTTCAAGTGCTTGCACGGTATCATTAAATCCTCTTGCACTTTTTGTCTCTCGCACTTCCTTGTACGCTTTCCATATGGCATTCTGTATTTCTGCCACGTATTCATGCTTAATTTCATTCATGGTTACAAATTTTCCTTTCTGTAACACTACAGTAACAACTATGTTTGTTACCATAAAACCTTGTATTTCCTTGGCAAATCGGTGTTTTTTTAATCGGTAACAACAGTAACACGACTTTTCTCGCATATAGGACTTGCTTTGTGTATACATACACGACACCTTATATATATTAAATATTGAATGTTACTTCTGTTACTTTGTTACCATGCAACTCATTTAAAAGGCAATTCTTCCTGTGCCACGCGTTCGAATCCATCTGCATCTTTTGATTCGTCCAGCCTGATCCACACGCAGCGAACCGTTTTCTTTTCAATCTTCTTGAGTTTGGTCTGATTCTTCCCATCTGTCTGCAACAAGGCATTTTTATCTGCCCAATTCATAAATGCCTTATAGGAAAATCCTCCGCTCGCACAGAGATCTCTTGCCGCCTGCACATACATGATGGCATATCCCTGTTCAATGATTCCCCACTGCTCCACATTTACAGATGAGTCAAAACGCTGACCATTCATGCTGATCTTGTCTAGTATGTAATGATAACAGCGTTCATGTTCTGACACCTCTGCTTGGCTTGCAAGCATCTTTTTAGCGCTCTCTATATCAATGTACTCACCATCGCAGAATATCCGCTCTGTGGCGATCTTGTCCGCTGTCAAAATCACTGAAAGCGCAATGCTCTGCTTCTGCATGGCATCATGTCTGTAGATTTCTTTTTGAATCTCCATCTGCACCTCACGAATCTGATCAATACCAATTTCTTTTACTTCTTTGACAAATTCTTTCCCGGCAAAACCATAATTCTTTTTCAAAAAGTTGGCGGTGTACTGGGGATCTTCAAAGACTTTTTCATCACACTCCACTTCGATGATACGGTTAATTGCTCCGCCCTGAGTGACATAAGAGTTAAGTGGTCGCTCACCATTGGTCAGTATCGCATTCTTCCACCGGTTTTCTTTTCGAATTCCTAAGTCCCTGTTTGATCGGCTCTTGCCCTTTCCGGAGCACAGATCATATACAACACCCTCAAAGTTATCTCTGATTCTAGCGCTGACCTTGCTTGAATCGTCCAGCATCAAAGGCAGATTGTTTAGCAGATCTGACCGGACCTCTAGCTGTACATCTGTTGTTTTAAAGTCCCCTATGTACATACTGTCTGCCGGATTTGCCCATACAGATGCGGCCAGCATCATGGCAACTGTCTTTCCACCTTCTGTTTCGCCCCATAGATCCACAATGAATGGAAGCGCACCGAGCAGTCCAACCAGAACACTGGCAAAGGATGCCGCAAGAAAAAATTTAATCTCCATCCGGTCTCGTTTCCGAAGTTCGCAGACATGATTCAACCATTCCATATAGCTTCCTTGCTGCCGGATACTTTCATACAACTGCTTGAACTGCAGGTCTCCATCAAAGAGGATGTCCGTATCGTATGGTATAAAATCTCCACCAATCCATCCCAGTTTTGACGTAGATTTCTGCAATGGGATATCATTATCATTCAAATTTTCTACATCCGACAGGTATTTAACTAACAGCTTCGCATTCTCCGAAGTTACGGAAACACCAAGCTTTGACAGACTCACAATTTTGCTGGCAGAAGATATGATATCTTTCGGTACTGTAATCTCTGTCCAGCGATAATTCCGTTTGTATGCCAGTTTGATCTGTTCTTCTCCCGTTTCAAGATTCTTCAAGCGTCCAATTGGGAGGATTGGATGATAGCAGACAATGACCTCATTATCATAATCCTTATTGAATGTCCTTATGCCGTCATCTGCCGCCAGCCATGACCCGCATTTCATTGCCTCGTATTTTCCGGTAAAGTCCGTCCAGTTACTCAGAGCATTACGACTCCGTCTCTTCTTGTTCATTTCCTGCTCGGCTTTTTTGTAAGCTTTTAACATCGTGTCGAATCCCTGTTTTACGCCCAGTTCCTTCGCTCTGCCCTGAAAAGAAAGCAGCATCCGCGCCTTTTCAATCTCATCTTCTTGCTCAAAGATTTCTGTAAAGACTTCTTCAGCAAGAATGCTCTTCTTGTCATACTCACTTAATTTTTTCATTTAGCGCTTCATTCGCCTCCTTGTCATATTCATCATGCAAATACAGCTGATACTGCAGCTTGTTATAACAATCCGTCCAAGTGTCAGAAAAAGGTTCTGATCTCTTCCACCAGTCTCTGTAAATATCGATCAAAAGATTATTTAGTGACCTTCTGTCTTTTTCTTTCCGCTTCTGTTTGTCCCTCATTTTTTTTCGCTGATCCGAACGATATCGGACCAGCTTTGAATGAAATGTAGGTTTCTTCTCGTACTCTCCACCAAGCAGATGAAAGGCATCTTTAAAGTCGCAGCACTCCATCAGCATAATGAACGAGAAAATATCTCCATGGGCTCCGCATGCAAAACAATGGAAGTCTCGGTCATAGATCTTCATGGATGCATCTCTGTCTCCACGATGGAAGGGACAATGGATGAATCCTTTCCGATCCGGTTGTAATCTATAAAGAGCCAATACATCTCGCATATTATACATTTCTTTAATTTCATCTCTTGTCATAGACCATCACGGAGGATTTCTATTATCCTTCTACCGGTATCTTCTTTGTCGCAAAAAAGATACCTCACCCCATACTTTTTTTGTTGTGTACGCAGGATTTTGTACAGTGTTTCTCCCTGCATAGCTTTTGTTTCAATATCCTCCCATTTTCCAGTTTCCTGATTATACTGCCTTTTCCATCGGCGTGGATTGTCCCACCAAATAACGTCTTCTAGCCGTTTTATACCTTTCCCGTGTTCTACAAGAATGACAAGCTGTATTTCATTTTCCTGTGCCAATACAAGTTCTCTTCGGAATCGTGCATGATCACTACAAACATTACTGCACAGTTCCGTTAGATTCTGTTTTCTGTCAATAATTAACCTGGGATTATCATAATTCATATAATCTCCAACCATTAACTTGCTTACTGGATGCGTAATCCCTTGTTTATCAAATTCCTCCACAATCTTTTTGATTGCTCTTGCCTTCTCCCTGCTGTCTATCTGTATAATCACTTGATCACTCCTAATTAAATGGAAGTTCTTCATCAATTCCATCTGGAATATTCATAAATCCATCATCATTTCCTGATGCGGAAAAACCATTGGAATTATTGATGCTTTCAGAATCATTGTTGGAAGCTGATTTGCTCTCTCCGAATCCCACCTGCTCTGCAAATACATTTGTTGTATAGATCTTGGTGCCTTCCTGATTGGTATAAGAACCTGTCTGCAGCCTCCCTGTAATTTCTATCTTCATTCCTTTACGGAAATATTTTTCAATAAATTCGGCCGCCTTACCAAAAGTGACACAACTGATGAAATCAGCTGTTGGCCCTCCTTCCTGCTTGAATCTACGATCTACAGCAGTTGTGAAACGGGCAATAGTCTTGCCACCATCTGTGTAATGCACATCTGGATCACGTGTCAGGCGCCCTGTTAAATTCACATTATTAATCATCTTTTTCTCCTCTTTCAAGATCTGGCGTTTTCTTGAAAATCTCCATTACAATTTTGAATTCCTCTACCGTCATTTCTTCGATTTTCTTTGCCTTGATTGATTTTCTCGACAAAATAACCCGATCAGCTACACCTGTACGTTTCTGCTCTGCCCGGATTGTCTGCAGCATAGCTGCATCGATTCGCACATCACTATTAGAATTAACTTCCGCTTTCTTTACATTCTGCTCTGTTTCTGGTTCTTTTTTCTGACCTTTAGTCTTTTTTGTTTCTTGGTACGGATTCGCAATTTCCCCTTCCAGATTTTCTGCATCTGGATCACTCATATCTTCTGTTGGAATACAGAACACCTGGAAGCATACATACTTATAAGCAATTGCCATTGCCTTATTTGTTGCCTTATCCCCCATATCCATTCCTTCTCCGTAGATTATGGAACAAAAAGAAGATCCATCCTCTCCATAAAATGTAAATTTAATTTTGCAGACTACTTTAATTATTTTTGCACCTTTAGCAGTCTGTCCGATAACTTCCTCTTTACGTTCCAAGATTGTGGGAACAATAAACACCTTATTCTTTGCTAGTGCTGGATGAAGTGCATTAAACACATCATCCACGCTTCTATACTTAAACCCTTGCTGTTTGTTTACTTTGTCCTTAGAAACAAATCCGCAATCCGAGATGACCCCCGCTATTGCAGCATAAATCTTTGGATTTTGTAATGTAGCTGTTTTTTCTCCACTATCCATTATCCCAGTCTCCTTTCAAACCAGATTCCAATACTGTTAAATGCCATTTCCACTTCTTCCAGTTCTTCCGGCGTTGCAACAATTTTGTAAAATGCTGTAATCGTTGTTGGCTGCACAAACGGTAATTCTGTATCATTTTCCAGACCTGTCACCTCTGCTTCTGCAAATTCCGCTTTCGCGACGGCTTCTGCAACAGCTGTTTCTTTAATTTGGTTTTCTCTTTCAATCCGCTCTCTTTCTTCTCTGCGAATCTCTTCCTCTAACTTGCGTTGTGCCTCCTCGTGCTCCTGTTTTTTACGTTCTTCTTCTCTGCGGAGAATTTCCGCTTTCTGCTCCTCATACTTGTTTATGTATTGGATGCACTCTTGCAGATTCAGAGTATCCTTATATTTTTCCAAAGCTTTCCCTGCAGATTCAGATCTCATTCCACAAATTACATTCACATCTGTTTTCACCTTATCTACAGCCATGTTGATAGCTTCCTTTATTGATTTCTCTGTTGTCGTTGCATTCTCCCATTTTGGATCATAAATTTTTTCTAACGGCAGGTATTCCTTCATATCTCCAATCAGATCGGCATAAATTTCCTTGATCCGGAGGCGTTTTTCTTCTTTTCTTTTTTTCTCAAAATCCTTCACCTGCGAATCGATTAGATGAATCGGCTGGTCGATTTTTCCTGTTAAAATCTTCATCTTCTGCTCAAAATCATCATAGGGCTTCATCCATTCTTTTTTAACATTTTTCCTTGCATCTTCAAATTCTTTTTTAAATTTACGAAGACTTGCCAATTCAGCCTTTGCAATATCTTTTGTTTCCTCCGTAAATACAGCTCCTTTGTATTCTGCTAATTTCTTATCCAGTCTTTCCTCTATTTCTTCAAAATTTAATTCAATACAGCCTGGATTCTGCTGAATGTTTAATGATAATTCGTTCATGTTCCTTCCTCCTTATTCGTCACACATGCCGATAATCGCTTTGATGGTTTTGACATTAACGTAATCGTACTGAGCGACTTCTTCGCTCTCGATGTATGAGATTAAAGCATCCATACGAGCATCTGTTCTGCACAGCTCCATAAATTTGGCTACGCTTACTTCAAGTGTTTTTTCTAACAACATTGCTTTCTCCTTTCACAGTGGCAGTTCTTGTACTAATTGCAGAACAAGTGTGCTAATTGCAAGAAGTTTTTCGTCAACGTCTCTATCTCCATGCACGTACCGTTCTATGTTTGCGAAAATGTATGCTGATGCTTTCATAATCAAATCTTCGTCTTTGGCACCATTCATGCCACAAAACTCTGATGCAAATATTGGAATGATTGCGTTCAGCTTATCCAAAGTTATGGTAAAATTATCTTTTTTCATTGCTTTCTCCTTTTTAAATTGTTATTATTAAGTTGGTTTTTTACCCGAGTGCCTGAAGGTTGCCACCTTTATCACGGCACTCTTTTTTAATATCCGAAGATAACCCATGTTGCGATTCCTAAGACAACTACCAATCCCATCGCAACTATTGTCATAACCGCTGACGTTGTTTCTTCTCTGTCATCATGCTCAATTCTTCTTGGCTGTCTCTTGGTATTAACTATCTGGATTGCTCTTCTTTGGATGTCGATCATATCGATCTGATTCATTTTTCTCACCTTCTTTCTTAAATGATGAACACGGAATACATCTACTTCTTTCCATGCATCTGTTTTTTCTTTACAGAAACTACAATCTCTCATATCACTTCCCTACCTATCTTCGCCTTTTCCTCATCAGTGATTTTGAGCACCCTTAGGATTTCTCTTAATTCACTGATTCGGATATTATCCGGCTGACTTAATCTTTGGTACAGAGTGCTCGGCGGGATACCGGTCAGTTTTGAAAGCTTCTGAGTATCAATAGCTGTCATAGTCTTTCCTGACTCAATGATTGCAAGAAGTATTCTGTTCTGCCTTTCCCTGTCAGATATTTTTAATTTTGGCATCTCCTCTCACCTCTCTAGTCATCATAAGTGCGTGGAATCATGTCCTCTGTCAGTGCGTAGAAATCGCTGAGGTACGCTCCGTCATCTGTGATACTTAAATCAACAGCAACGTTGTTCTCGTTCATCAGCATGATACTCAACGCACACTCTTCTCCGATTGTTCCGTTGCCAACAGCTAAGACCTTAAAGCCTTTCAATGCGTGCAGCTCTTCAGAATCTCCATTGACTCTCTTATTGATAATCTTTTTCTTCATTGCTTTCACCTCACTTTCTCTTCTGTTTCAAACAGGTAGTCTAATGTCATGTTTGGGAAATATGCATCTCGCACTTTAACACATTCAGAATATCCCCATTCTGATTCGCCATTAAATCTGGAATGAATAGTTCTGTATGACAATCCCAGTAAATTGGCAATGTCAGAACGCGAAATTTTGTTTCGTTTCATTTCCGCTTCCAGATTATCAACTTTTACTTCTGGCAACTTTTCTCACTCCCTTCTGCTATAATATTGATGCGGACTGCAAATCGCCTCTATGAAAGGAGGTGGTACTATAAAACGAATTACTTATTCCAAAACATTAGCTGAGAAGTGGATAAAACTTGGTTATAAGATAGTCGCTCTGTCTTATACTGGTTGCTTCGGAGAAACTCCGTTAGCATTCCACCTTGAAAAGGAGCTTTAATGTTCCAGTAACTATCAACCTTTCTCCAATGCAGTCCACATTTTCAAATTGCGCAATTCCGCAATTCGTATTTTTACTATATTGCATTATTGCGCAATTGTCAACATATTTTTTGCAATATTTTGCAATTTTCTATTTACTTTCGTTACGCAATATTGTAATATCAATTCAAGGAGGTACAGAAAATGGATCAACGTGCTGAATTATTGAAAAAACTAATGGAAAATAAGAATATGAAAGTTGCAGATATCGTAAAAATATCTGGTCTTCCATATTCAACTGTAAAAGCTATATTGGAACGTGGTGCTGAAAAAGCAGGGTATGTTAATGTTTGTAAGATATGTAATGCTTTAGGAATTACCGCAGATGAATTAGAAAAAATGGTTATAGACAATACTTATCATCCTGCCACTCTCGCCGCCCACTTCGACGGTGAAGAATACACTGAGTCTGAAATGGAAGAAATCAAAAACTTCGCTGCATTTGTAAAGAACAGAAGAAAATAAAACATTTTTATTGGATAGATAAACGGATATGCTGTAGTGGGAGGTGCTATACATATGAACACATACGAATGTTTACAAGACGAAGCCTGCGGGGACGGTATAGATGTTATAGATTATACATTTCACAGTGATCGAATAAAAGGATTGTATTGTGACGGTACTGTCGCAATCAGAAAAGATATGAATACAGTTCAAAAAGCCTGTACACTGGCTGAAGAACTTGGACATCACCACACATCCGTTGGTGATATTATAGATATAAATTCCGTACAAAACCGTAAACAGGAACGTCAAGCCCGATTGCACGGCTACAACCGCCTGATCGGACTTATGGGAATCATCCACGCATTCAATGCTGGATGTCAAAATAAATATGAAATTGCAGACTTTCTGGATGTTACAGAAGAATATCTGGAAGAATGTATCAGCTGCTACCGTGATAAGTATGGAGTATATACTACCGTTGATAACTATATTATATACTTCATTCCGAATCTGGTAGTAGTTGAAATGATGTGATATAGCCTCATAGGAGATTATATATAAGAGTTTGTGGTGTACTTAATGGAACAGGACTAAAGATAAGGAGGGCGTAATGGGATTTTTAGATGTATTTAAAGATGGCCAATACAAAAACAAATACGAAGAACTGCAGAAACAATATGAGGATTTACAATCTTTGTTAACACCTGAAACGCAAGCTGTTATAAATTCTCAAAAAGCAATCCAAGAATTAAATGGATATATTCAAGAAAAAAACAAGCTTCTAAATCAATTGAATGAGCAGATAGAAACCGCTGCTATTTCCTTTGAAAAACAGAAGTCTGAAATGGAAACTAAAAGTAAGCAGTTGTCCGATATAATTGCTCAAAAAAATTCCGAAATCATTAAACTTGATGAAGAAATTTTAGTTCAGGAATTTGGACTGTATAAACCAACCTATGATTTTGCAAACGCCTTAGATTATAAAGAAGAGCTGGCAAAAATACGTGCTAAGCAAAAAGAAATGATCAAGGGAAAAACTGCTGTAACAGGAGCAATCGACTGGACAGTTAACGGAAGTTCATCGAAAGGTAAAAAAATGGTTGCAGATACCCAGAAATTACTTTTACGTGCTTTCAATACAGAATGTGATGAACTTATTAGTAAAGTTAAATATACAAACTTCGATTCTTCATTAAATCGTATATATAAATCTTCTGAAACGATTTCTAAGTTGGGAGTGATTATGAGAATCTCTATAACTCCCAAATATCTGGATTTAAAGGTGAAAGAACTCCGTTTAGCTTTTGAATATCAAATGAAGAAGCATGAAGAAAAAGAAGCTCAAAAAGCTGCGCGCGCCGAAATGAGAGAAGCAGCCAAACTTCAAAGAGAAATTGAAGCTCAAAGAAAGAAAATTGAAAAAGAGCAAACTCATTATCAAACTGCTTTCGAACATTTAATGAAGCAGTTAGAATCTGATCCAGAAAATCAAGACTTGATCAATAAAAAGAATGTGCTTGAAGCTCAACTGAATGATATTGATAAAGCTATGAAAGACATCGATTATAGAGAAGCTAATCAGCGCGCAGGATATGTATATGTTATTTCTAATATTGGTGCTTTTGGTCCTAATGTATATAAAATTGGAATGACTCGCCGATTAGATCCTCAGGATCGAGTTGATGAGTTGGGTGACGCATCTGTTCCGTTCAATTTTGATGTACATGCTATGATTTTTTCTGATGATGCTCCAGCACTTGAAACTGCTTTGCACAGAGCCTTTGAAGATAGAAAATTAAATATGGTAAATACTCGAAGAGAATTTTTCAATGTCACTCTTGACGAGATTAAAGAAGTAGTAAAGAAAAATTTTGATAAAACAGTAGAATTTATTGATGTTCCGGATGCTGAACAATACCGTATCAGTCAAAAAATGAAACAAGAACATCAATTTTAAAAACCGCTCCTGCGTCAACAGGAACGGTCAACTGGAAGAAACATACGTCAATATGCTTCTTTTAGTAGCTCCGAAGAGATACTCCAAAATCCAATGAATATTGTATCATCTTCGGAGCAGTCAATCAATCAGAACTCTTGTTCTGTTGCTAGGCTGTTATTTTTATACCATTTTTTATAAAAAGGAGATGATTGTATGGCAACAGCTAAGAAGTTACCTTCCGGATCATGGAGATGCCAAGTGTTCAGCCACTATGAATTAGTCACTGACGAAAAAGGAAAGCCTGTGATTGATCCAAAGACGAATAAGCAGAAGCAAAAACGAATCTATAAATCTTTTACTTGCGATGATCCGTCACCAAGAGGAAAGAGGAAAGCCGAAGCTATGGCTGCTGAATGGGCAGACAGCAAGGAAAAGACAGAGACAAAAGAAATTGACATGACTTTCGGAGAAGCATTAGAGAAGTACATACAGGAACGTTCCTCTGTCCTCTCTCCGTCCAGTATACGGAAGTACAAGAGCATGCAGCGAAATTGCATGGTACCACTCAATGACTACCAGTTAAAAGACATCACGCAGAGCATCATTCAGAAAGAGATTAACCAATCATCGACCACACTGTCTCCGAAGTCCGTGCGTGATATGAACGGTCTGATCAGTGCGGTTATGAAGAGATTCCGACCGGGAATCGTAATCAACATCACGCTTCCTAAGAAGTTGAGAAGTAACATCTACATACCTACAGAAGAGGACATCAAGAAGATTGTTCGTGAGTCTGAAGGAACAATCATGGAAGTTCCTATCCTACTCGCAGCGTTTGGAGCTATGCGAAGAGGTGAGATCTGTGCCTTGCAGAAATCTGACATCAAGAACAACACAATTCATGTCACAAAGACAATGGTTATGAATGACGAAAGCAAGTGGACTGTGAAAGCACCGAAGTCCTATGCCGGTGACAGATATGTGAACTATCCATCCTTTGTGGTTGAGAAGTTCCTAGCACTTCCAACTGATACCGTAGACATGAATCCGAATACCTTAACCACATCATTCGGAAACCTTCTCAAGAAGCTAGCCATTCCGCACTTTCGATTCCATGACCTTAGACATTACAACGCATCTGTTCAACACGCACTCGGTATTCCAGATGCTTACATCATGCAAGCTGGCGGATGGGGAAATGACTCCGTGCTGAAAGAAGTTTACCGGCACACACTTCCGGACATGGAAGATAAAATGAATAAGATAGCAATTGACTATTTTGAATCCATGCAACACGAAATGCAACACGAAAGATAGAAAGCCTTGATTTTACTAGGGTTTTATCACTTCCTGTGGGAGTTCGATTCTCTCATCCCCTGTATTAAAAAGCCTTAGAAACCGCGTAAAATCGCTGTTTTAAGGTTTTTTCTTTTTTCCAAAAAGCAAAGGTAATCAAAAAGGTAATCAACCATATGTTTGAAACATCTGAAGAAGGAGGAAATCTTGCACAAATGCGTCTCATATGGTACCAAAAAGACATACTTTGCTAAAAAATTGATTATTTCAAATGATATTTTAAAGATACAAATAAAAAGAAATGCCTTAGCAGATTAATTCATATTCACATAAACATGAAGAATACTGTTAGGACATTTCTTTTTTATCCAGATATTAACACAAGAGTATCAAAATACAATAAAACAAAGTTGATTGATATATTCTTAAAAATAGCCACTTTTCCTTAAAACATCTATAATTCTCTTTTCCTCTATTAAGTAGATACCTTATATGGGTCTCATACAACTAATAACAAGAAATAATTGAAGAATATCCAACTCTTTAAAAAAGAGGATTTTTATTGAACATACTAGATTTTAGATTAGAGTTATAAAATATTTTTATCTTTATCATTTTTAATAATCTTGTAAGCTTCCAAAATTCCTTGCTTTACTGCAGATTTAATAATAAATGCTAGTAACGGAATTATAAAAAAAATAATGATTAAAGCAATAAATAGTATCATCTTTAAATCCATAGAGAACTCCGTTTCTAATAACTATAGTAAGTGTTTCAAATTTATCAGATTTATTCTAGTATAACATACTATTAATGAATGTAAAGAAAAATATTCCTAAGAACAACCTTTAATGGTCATAGTACCGTTAGTTCTTTTTCCTGCTTTTTGATGTCGTTCTCTTTTCACAAAATAGTATTCTCCTTTCCGGCATGACTGCTCTGCAGATATAGACGAAAAGCTGCGTCTACTCAAGTAGTAAGCCATTAAAAATCTGTTGATTGATACAAGTTCGAAGGAATGGGGAGCGAAATTCCCATCAAGATTGCCAGGCATCCTGATTTCCAAAAGGAAATTAGAGTTACTCAAGGGCGCATCTTGCCCTTGTTTAATAAAAGATTAGTTATGCTTTGCAGTAAATCAATGTTTTAAGTTTTCTACAATTTGGGGAATAACCTGTGCCTAAGTGTCTAAAGTATGATATCATGTGAGTAACAAATTAGAAGTTGCAAGGAGGAAATTATGAAATTTATGCAAACAGAGAAAAAACAGCTATTGATCTATGTGATTATA